AACCTTTGGGCGCGTAACCTTGCAGTAAACGTAACCCTTTCGGCTTCCAATGTTCAGGAGCAGATCACTGATGCTATCAGCCAGATCACTCGTGGCGATGAGCAGCCAGACCTTGGGCTTATGGATCGTACGGCTTGGAAGTTCCTTCATAGCTCGCTTACCGCAATTCAGCGCATTCAGCTTCCTGCAAAGAAGGCTGTAGCTGGATTTCGTGTTCTTAGCTATGACGGCTGTGACTTCGTATTTGACGGTGGATATGGCTCAGCAGTTCTTGAGACCAATTCTTGCCGACTTCTCAATACTAAGTACTGGACGTTCGATATGGTTCGTGGTGCAGACTTCAAGCCTCTCGCTCCTGAGATGGCTAGGCCAGTTGACCAGGATGCTTTCTTCACAGTTATTATTGTTGAAGGAAACCTCTGCTGTTCTGCTCCTGCACTTCAAGCTGTAATTTACGCTTAATTAGTGGAGGGATAGAATATGTCACAGGTCGGATCGTTTGGTGTTAATTACACAAAAACTTGGGATGGTGTATCAATTCCCCTACCAGTAACGGTAGGTACTGTTGGTTCGCTTCCTCAAGGTGAGTTTGTATTTGTTCAGGCTGATGGTGCTATTGATCAGTATGCTTTCGTTAAAATCGAGGCAGATGGTCAGGCAGCTATGCTTACAACTACAAACGCTGGCTCAAATGGGCTTCTTGTTGGTGTAGCTCAGGTAGCTGCTGCCAATGATGAATACCTTTGGGTATGGGTTGGTGGACTTAACGGTGGTGGAACTGGAAAGGGAATTAAGGGCAAAATCCTTACTGGATATGTTGCCAAGAACAACCTTTTCACAACTGCAACTGCTGGTGTTGCTGACGACACTTCAACAACTAAGATTGCTTACGTTGTTGGTTTGGCTAATACGACGGGAACTCAGGCTGTAGAGCTTGCGTCTCTTGGTCATCTCAAAGTGAACTAATTAAATGGGGGGTGTAAAAGCCCCCCGTTTTAAGGAGATTTTATGCCAACAGTTACTAATCTTATTGGTCTTGGTATGCCACCAGAGCAAGCTGTAGAGGTGTCAAACGGCACTTTTGCAGTAGTTACCAGCACCGCCGCTGTAAATGCTACAGCAGGTGGTGTTCGTACACGAATGGCTATCAATAACGTAAATGACACAACCCCAACAGCAGCAGAGCTAACCACTTCGTTCGGCGCTCCTGCAACTGTAGGAACAGGTTTTGTAGGTATTGTTAAAGATAACGACGCTGATACTAACTGCTATGTAGTGGTATCTAACGGAGTATCTTATTTTTACCTAAAGTTTACTAAAGCCACTTAATTTACAGGGGGGAGCAATCCCCCCGATTTTATAGGTGTTATATGCCAGATTTTACCCCGTCTAATCCCACCGCTCTTTTCCCTGCTCGTAGCGTAGCTGCGGTGACGCCATCTGATGCTACAGATTTAACTGGTTGTAGAGCTTTGTGGGTCGGTGCTAGTGGAAACCTAGTTGTTAAAGGAGTTGATAATGCTTCAGCCGTTACAATCGTTATTCCAACGGGGGGGGTGCTTATACCCATCTTTGCTAGTCGTGTCATGGCTGCTACTACCGCTGGTTCTGTCGTGGCTTTTTATTAGTATGTTTATCGGCTTAAGTCTTAGTTGCGTAGGATTGGCTCCAGCCAAACCATTCACACCAAAAGATGTGTCTGGCATTCGCCTTTGGCTAAAAGCAGATGCTGGTGTCTTAGATGGTAGTAGTAATCCTATTACTGTCGATAGTACTGCTATAGCTACCTGGCAAGACCAAAGCGGAAACAATTTTCATGCAACTCAAGCTACCGCAGGTAATAGGCCCTTATGGCGTAGTGGCCCCAACGGTCAAAATGGCCTTCCAGGGATTGCTTTTGATGGCACACTAAAATGGCTAGGTAGAACTGAATACATTTTTACTACAGCAGTTAGCGCCTTTGTCGTAGCTAAATATGCCAATGCTACAGGTCGTTATTGGGCTGCTGACATAGGAGGATCGGGTTCTAACTTTGTTTTAGGCGATCCAAACACGTTTGGCGGAACTTCACAGCGCATGGGGTTTTTTGCGGGAGATAGTAACTATAGTAGTGCTTTAGTTCATACGGCTAATGCTGAATTGATAAGTATTCTTGCTACTACTCCGTCTGGCGGGGATGTTGTTTCCAATACCACGCTTCGAGTTAATCAAACGTCTGGCGCTATTACAAAGCTATTCAATTCTGGTTTGTGGCCGGATTATTCAGCGCCTAGTGGTCGTGGTTATGCGATTGGGCGCGCTCAAGGGTTTACCGACGTTAATATGAATGGACAGGTTTACGAGGTAATCGTTTATAATAGAGTCTTAACAACCCCAGAAAGAGATGCTGTAGAAGGTTATTTAGTGACCAAATGGAATGTAGTATAAGTAGGGCAGGCAAATACTTGCCTATTTATACAGGAGATAAACTATGGCACAAATAGACTGGCAGTCCATAATGACGGGCAATTCCCAGCCTAAGAAGCGCTATTCTGGGGCAAACATTAAGTTTTTCTATTCTTACAATGAGAATAGAGAAAAGACGGCCAAAGAAGGACGTCCGATATTTGATGAGATACCTTCCATTAGCATTCAGTGGCCTGGGCAAGACGAGACAGTTAGACGTATTGAGCCGCAGGATATGCAGGAGTATCCAGAGCTATATGCTCGTTTTAAGGCTGGTTCTGAGCCAGTTTTAGAGGGCACCCCACTTGCTGAATGGCCTATGATGAGCGGCTCTGCAATGCGCGAGTTGCAATATCTTGGCTTTAAGACAGTTGAGCAATTAGGCGCTGCAACCGATGATGTAAAGCGCAAACTTGGCCCATTGTCTAAGTTTGTAAAACTAGCCAAAGATTGGTTAGAGGCAGCAAATAGCACGCAAAATGATGTGGCTAAAATGAAAAATCAGCTTGAAAGGGCTGAAGCTAGGGCAGCAGCGCTAGAGCATAAGCTAGAGTTGTTTATGCAGCGCGTTGAGGCTAACGAGGGCATTGACCTTAGACCTCAGCGAAAGGCGTTTGCAGAAGAGGCTATGGAGGAAGGTTTTGACGGCGACGAAGAGCTTGATGAGCCAGCTAAACGGAGGGGACGTCCTAAGAAAGCATGAGCATAGCTACGGTTATACAAAATGTTGCTAATGAGGCTGGCTACACTGTTGAGTCTAATATCCTAACGTCCCAAGAGACTACAACTAAACAGCTTCTAGCCATTGCTAACCGTATCAATCGAGACATTTTTGAAGCCTACCCTTGGCCAAAGACTTTCGCTTCTGGCGCAATTACTTTGGTCAATGGTCAGGCTACTTATCAATTACCTGCTGCATTTTCATATTATCATTACGAGACGTTCTGGAATAGCTCAACCCGATGGAGAGTATTGGGGCCAATGACGGAGCAGGAATATGCAGAAATCAGGGGGTTTGGGCTTAATACTACAGTTTATCAAAGGTTTCAGATCAGGGGTATTAGCAATTCTGAGTTACTTATTAGTCCAACCCCTGGTACTTCTTACGCTGGCAACATTATTATTTTTGAATATATTGCTGACCGCTCTATCAGACCTAAAACCTGGGTTACAAACACAGCATTCGCAGCTAACTCCTATTGCTTCTACAACGGCAATTACTATACCACTACAGCGGGTGGAACGACGGGTGCGACGCCTCCAACGCATACTACGGGATCGCAATCGGACGGTGGAGTAACTTGGACGTATTATGATGGAATATACGATACTTTCCTTGCTGATACTGATGTTAGCTTCTTTCCTGAAAAGCTATTAGAGCAAGGCATTTTAGAGCGGTTTGCTCAAATTCATGGTTTGGAAGGTGTTAAGCCAATGTTTGACGTGCAGATGAATGAAGAGTTTAGTCGCGCACAAAACGGCAAAATTATTTTTGCTGGTGGTCAAGTAAGAGGCAACTTGTTTGCTCGTAACGGTGTAGCTGTGTTTGGGACTTGGATATAACTATGCAACCACGACAAGAACCAGATATTACAAAAACAGATCCTAGAGCATATTTTCTTTGGCTAAGGGCGCAAGGATTAGATCCGGTTGGTGCAGCTACTCAAGTACAGCAACGCTTTGGCGCTCCCAAATCGCCAGAAGAGCAAGCAGCAGATGCGCAAAAAGCGCAAGAAAATGCACAACTAGCTCAAGCTGGTGGTGCAGTTGGTGGCGCACTAATAGCTGGCGAAGCATTAAGCGGGTTCCCTACTATTGGAGGAATGTTTAGCTCTTCTACGGCACCAGCATTAGCTGTTCCAAAAGTAGTTGGTGTTAAAGCAGTTGGCGCTGGTGCTGGCACCGCTACAGGTGCTGGTGCTACTGGCGCAGGAGCAACAACAACAGGAGCAGCAACAGGAGGTTCTACTTTAGGCTCTATAGGTTCTGTTGCTTTGCCAATAGCAGCAGGCGCAGCAATTATCAACAATGCCTGGGAAACAGGCATGAAAGACATTGTTCGTGGCAAAGGGGACAGGGCCGATTGGACAAATCAATTAGCTAATATGACTGGAGTTGGAGCTGTTGCAAACATCGGTCTTCGTTTGCTTGGTAAGCGCTCTATAGGCGCTATGATGAAATCCGGCAAGTCTAATGCTCAAAATTTGCGTGATGATTTTCGTGGTGACTTAAAAGAGGCTGGAGTAGCCGATAAAGATTACATGGTTACTCTTGCTGATGGCACCAAATTCAACATTGGTTTAGATGGCAAAACCAAATATCAAAATGTTGGCAAAAACATAGATGATAAAACTACTCGTAATGCTTGGGATGTGGATTTTTCTAATCCACTAGCTAAATTTGCAACGGACAAAATTGAGCCAATGATTCGCAACATTTATGGCGCCGATGATCCAAAAGCAAAATACTTTCCAGGCCAATATACTGGAATGCTAGTTAATGCTGCTGCTAGTAACGCTAAATCAGAAGCAGATGTGATGGCTAATATAGAAACTATGTTGGGCAAATCTAAGTTTGCTCAGCAAGCAGGGGTTGGAGTTAAACCACCGCCGCCAGCAAAAGCAGCAAAAGGGCAGGTAATGCGCGTATCGCCTGGCATGTATGTTAATGATCGTGGTCAAGTAAAACCAGCCCAAAGTACAAGACAGGCCTTAGAAAGCAATTATAACAAATCTAAAAAGAAGGAGAAAAAGTAATGGCACGCAAAGGAGCAATGAACAAAGAGCCACGAAGAAGACAGGTTCCACAGCGTGAAGGCCAGCCCCCAATGAGCCCTCCTGTTCGCGCTACGCAGCCTCGTGAAAAAGCTATGGAAAGACTTTCTCCTGGTGTTTATAGAGGCTCTGAGGGTGGATTAGTAAATCAGGGCGGTCGTCTTTTGAATCGCCCTCAACAGCAGCAACGCCCTCCAATGCGCAACTTACCTCAACCAATGCAGCCCGATGCTGCTCAAGCTGGTGCTGATGCTGCTCAAATAGCTGAGATGAATAACTTGCCTCAAGGGTATGTTCAAGGCGGAACATTTTTGCGTGGGAGACCTGCAAACTTAGGGCGCTCAGAAGGATCATCAATGATGGAAGACTATTTCCAAAATAGGCAAAGCGCACAACCAGATTTTAATGTTCCTATGCAAATACCTGGTCAGTTACCAAATGCACAAATACCTTATACACAGGGTATGCCAGCAGATAAAATGTATCGATATCCTGCAATACCACAAATGCCACAACCATCAGCCAACATGGGCGGCCAGTATCGCCTAAGCCCTGGTGTGTATGGCAATCAGCAGCAGGCTATGAACCAGTATGATCAGCAGATGCAGCAAATGTATCAGCCAATGCAGCAAATTCGTAAAGGATAACTAATGGCCTTTCAAGGCTTTACAATGTCACCGCCTTATGGCGGGTTGGATTTAGTAAGTCCAATAGACAACATGGATCCAGCTTATGCGTTGGAATTGGTAAACGTGTTTCCTGGGGCTGGCGCTCCTACTGTAAGATTAGGCTATCAGCAAATAGCAAATGTTGGGATATCTAACCCAATTAAGCTACTTGCACCGTTACATCTTAAAGATGGCACTAGCCAGCTTATAGCGTGTAACGCTACTAAGATTTATTCCATGACTACCGGTGGTGTGGTTAGTGATAAGACAGGCACCACAACGCCTACTAGCGGGGATTGGCAGTGGATAACATACGCCAACAACATTTACCTGTGTAACGGTCTAAATAACGCGCAGGTTTATACAGGCACTGGCAACTGTACCGATATTACGTTTACTGGTGTTACAAAAAGCACTCTTATTAATGTTACTGCTTACAAAGAGCGCCTGTATTTTGTAGAGGCTAATACTGCAAAGGTATGGTATGGCGGCTTACAAGTTACTGGTACAGGTGGCACTCCTGCTCTTACTGCTTTTGATTTTCAGTACGTTTTTACTAGGGGTGGCTACCTTGTTGGCATTGGCAGTTATAGCAATAGCGCCAATGTAGCAGCTCAAGACTATTTCTGGGCTTGTAGTTCTGAGGGTGAGATTGTTTTTTACAGCGGCACCTATGCCGGAGACCCTACAACCTGGGGGTTAGTTGCCAGATACTACATAGGCAAGCCCCTTGGTTATCGCGCTTTTATCAGAGTAAACAACGACATTTGGATAATTACAGAGCAGGGCATTGTCCCTATTTCTGGCTTGTTTCAGTCTGACCCAGAAGCAGCCTTAAACATAGTTAGCCAAAAAGTAAACCCACTAATATCAGAGTACGCATCACAAACAACTTTTGACCATCAATGGGCAGGGTTTTTCTGGCCTCAAGGTAGGCGGGTCTATATTAGCATCCCTACTAGCGGTATCGGATGCAAGTTTCTAGTTTACAGTATAGACACTAAAGGCTGGACATTGTTTCAGTTGTATAGTGATGAGCATGCACTTGCTTCCACGTTGTTTAATGGGCACCCGTATTATGGGTCTTCAACGGGCATAATCTGGGAGGGTGAGTCTGGCCAAGCTGATGCTGTTACTTCTACTACCAGCCAAGCTATAGCCTACAGTGGCCGCACAGCATTTAGCTTTTATGGCTCTAGGGGCAACTATAAGGCATTCAAAGACATTCGCCCTATCATGCGTACCAAGCGGGGTGTTACGCTTAACCTGGGGCTAGACGTAGACTTTAGACGGGCTTCTACGGTGACATCCGTTGCTACACCTAGTGGTGTATTTACGCCTTGGGGCAGTCCTTGGGGAGTTGCGCCAGGAACTACATTACCAATAGCCCCATTTACGCCAGTGCCAGCGGTAACACCCCCTCCTTGGTCGGCAGATATTGAATATGTATTTGACAGGTTTGCGGTTAAGGGGCAGGGCCATTGTGCAGCGGTACGATTTGGTGGTTCCTTAAAAAACTCAACCATGCAAATACTAGGATTTGAAATACGTTATGATATGGGTGGACAGGTATAACTATGGCTAGAAGAGGCGCAACTACAAGAGACCCTAAAAAAACTAAAGCCCCTGCAAGAGGAACACAACAGCCTCCTGCACAACAGCAAGCTGCACAAACAAATGCCAATCGTGGTGCTAGTAAATGGAATAGAACTGGCCCAGGCACTTATAAAGATCAATACGGCAATGTATTAAAAGGGCAGAAAAGCGCCCCTAAAAAAGATATGTCTCAAAGACGTAAAGCACCAGCCCCACCTACTCAACCTGCACCACCAACGCCAGAACAAATTACTGAGCAAGGGTTTCGAGGTAGTGCCGACTTATATGGCGGTATGATGGAAGAATTTAGGAACTTTGACCCGTATCAAGCACAAGGTAAGTACGAGCCTGTTTATTCACAGGAAATGGAACGAGCAAGACAAAACATAATGGGTCAGTTTGAACGCCGCAATGCTGAAGAGTTTGAACGTCAAAACATTGACACGCAGCGTCAAATTGCCGAGCGAGGATTAGACCCAAATAGCCCCGCCGCTCAGGCGCTAATGAAGCAAAATACTCAGCGGCAAGATTTAGTTAGACAAGAGGCTATGAGCGCAGCAGAGCAAGCAGCAGATGCTAGACAGCAGCAACTTTATGGGCAATCAATGGGCACTGCTGGCATGAGGTACGACATTTACGGCTCTACTTTTGCGCCTACTTATCAGACAGGCATTGCCGCTCAATACGGTCAGCAACAGCAGGAACAACAACAAGATTGGCAAGCACGACAGGCCGAATTAGACAGACGTAATCAACGTTGGATGCTTCGCAACCAACCTCGTGGTGGAGGAGGCGGCGGCGGTGGTGGTGCAGATCCATACGCAGCTTTTAATCAATATGTAGCTGGGCAAATGATGTCAGGTTATGGACAACAGCAGAGACAGCCAAATTTAGGATCTAGTGCAATAGGTGGAATAGTTAGTGGAGCAAGCCAAGCTATTACTGGCAACATTTTGCGTCAAGGATAATGTTTTATGGCGGATGGATTGTTTGAGGCGTTATCAGGGTTAAATGTTAGTGCGGCACAAAATCCATACGGCACTGCTGCTATTGGCATAGGACAATCTATACCGCAGCTTATTACACCATACACTTCTACTGGTAGAGCCGTTGGTATTGGATTAGGTTCCGTACTGCTTCAATCTTTGCTTGGCTATCAGGCTCGACAGCAAGCCGCTAGAGAAACGCTAGAGCTTAATACGCTGGCTAATCAGATGCAGACTTTGGCAACGCCACAGGAGCGCACTGATTTTATCGGCGGCGTATCTGACCCAATGTATCAGGGCCGATTGTCTACGCTATCCACTGCATTGATGCAGCAAGAAGCAGCTAGAAAACTAAAACAATCTGAAAAGCTAGCCGATTTAACTACCGCAGCGGAGTTTGAAATAAGTCCATTAGGTGAACAAGTAGCAGCAACAAAAGCTAGAAGAGAGGCGGACGCTAAACGGGAACTTGTTAGAGCATTAACTTCTGGTGGTTCTGCTAGCACTGCTGGCGCAGAAGGTGCTCCAATGCCAGGCGCTACAGAAATGCAACAAAGGCGAGATGCTTTAATTACTCGTGGTATTGCTATGGGAATGACCCCTAATGCAGCTTTAGAGTATGCAGAAAAAAACACCAAGTTTGAAACAAAAGCAACTGGGGAAGCTGGAAAGAAAATAGAGAAGGCGCGAGCTAGGGGAGTTGGCATAGAAGAATTAGCAAGCAAAGCTAGAGCTGGCGTAGAAGGGGCAGGCATGACCGGAGGGCTTTTAGCTGCCCCAAGGGAACTTGCATCAAAAGCGTATGCGATGATTAGCCCAGAAGAGCAATTACAAAGAGATTCGCAAGCTATTTTGAATAGTATTAAACCGGATTTAGTTGCTATAGGGCGTTCTCCTGGAAATGTAACTGATAAAGAAACTGAAATGTTGATTGGTGCTGGGCCAAGCATACTTAATACGCCAAGCGAAAATATAAGACTTGTTAAAGGAATGGAGCAATTAGCTCAATTAGAGCAAGATTATGCCGATTTCTTAGAAGCCTTTGTAACTCAAAAAGGTAGCTCAATAGGTGCTGATGCTATCTGGCGACAATACAAGAGCGAGCAAGTATTCCCTGCGGGCGTTTACAATCCACAGCGACAAGACTGGGCCTCATGGATGACCGAACAAGGTGGCATGGCTGGTGCTAGTGCCATTGGTGAAATGGCTCAAGGTGCTGGATCTGACGTAGAAGCTCAAAAAAGAGAACTTCGCCGACAAATTGCAGAGATAAAAGCTAAGTTAGGACAAAGGTAATGGATCCGGAGTTGCAAGCATTACAGGCTGAACTTGCTGCATTACAAAGTGCAATGAACGAATCTGCTGTAGCGCCTACGGCAACAGAACCCAGTGGTTATACTTCCAAACAGCTTCTTTTTGATGTGCTTGCTGGGCCTACTAAAGCTACTGCTGGATTGGCCGATGTATTGTCCTATCCCGTAGTTAAAGGGTTAGAGTACGCAGGCGCTCCTGTAGAAACATTTGGCTTGTCAAAATTAGTTGGATTAGGCGCTGAAAATGTAGCATCACGATACGGATTGCGACCAGAGACAGAAGCACAAGAGCTAATAAGCTTTCTTACCCCATCGCCTTTGTCTAAAGCTAAGTTGCTTGGTCAGGCTGGCACAGGATTAGCAGCATATCTTGGAAGTGAAGCAGCTCAAAAAGCCATGCCAGAATCTGAGTATGCTGGACTTGTAGGGGCATTAGCTGGCCCTGCTGTTGCTAGTGGCGCAGGAAAACTTGCTGCTTCTATTGCCCCATCGCTAGAAGATGTTGGTATGGGCTTACAGCGCAAAGCTAGAGGCGCAAGGGCTTCTGATTATAAGCTAGCTAAAAACGCTATTATTGAAACAGTAGAAGGCGATACTACTACTCAGCTTAAAAAGAGCTTTGATAATCTTATTGAGAAAGGCACTCTTGGTAAAAGCATAGACCCTGAATCTATGTATCCAAAGCTACAAGCCGCTAAAGAAGCAGCAGAAGATTCAATCCAGTCTGTTCTAAAAGGAACAGAAGCTAAAGTAGGCCCAGTCCCTTCACCTTCGTTTGATAAAACGCTTGAGTATGTTTCTAAAAACATAGCAGCTAACGATGTTGATAAATACTTAAACGAAGTTATTAGCTTGCAAGATGCTTTGCGTCGAGAGGGCAAGGGAAGTCTTGTATACTTGAATCAGCAGAAAAAGATTATCGGTGAGAATTGGAAGAACTCCCCTCAATCTGACCCTGGGTTTTGGCGTACTCTTTACAGGGATATGAAGGGGCATATTGAAAAGTATGCGCCTGAAGTAAAGAACCTCAACAAGCAAAAGCAGGACTTGATTGTAGTTAGTCCTATTATTGAGCGTGGATTTAAGGCTACTGGTGCTGATTATGATATCGGTAAAGTACAACAGTTGCTTAATACTACTGGCGGGGCAGGTCTTGCTGGCGGAGCTATTCTTGGTGCTGCTGCTGGTGATGTTAGCGCAGGTGTTTTAGGCGCTCTTACATTGCGAGCCTTGTCTACCCCTAAAGGGCAAAACCTTGCTGGTAAACTTGCAACTAATTTAAGCAAAGCGATACCTAAAAACGTTGCCGCTGTTAGCCTTGGTGATTTGGCTACTATCGCTGGAAAAGCTGCTCCAAAGGATTTGCAAGCAAAAGTAGAAGAACAGGCAACACCTGCAGCAAGCGAAGCAGTGGATCCAGAATTGGCTGACCTTCAAGCTGAACTGAAATCTTTGCAGCAAATGGCGCAAGAGACTAAGTCAAAAGAAACTCTAAAAGTAGGCAAGCAAAACATCAGCATCCCTACAGGCGAAGACTTTGCTCCACCTAGTCTTGTTAAGGCTGTAATGAAAGTAGAGTCAGGCGGCAAACAAGAAGCTGTTAGCCCTAAAGGAGCTACGGGCTTAATGCAGCTTATGCCAGGTACAGCTAAAGAGCTTGGCGTAGATCCTAAAGACCCGCAAGAGAATGTAGAGGGTGGTAGTAAGTATCTACAGCGGATGATTAACAAGTATGGCAGCAAGGAACTAGCACTAGCGGCATACAACTGGGGGCCAGGTAATGTTACAAATGCAGTAGCAAAAGTAGAGGCAGAGGGCGAAACTCCAACTTGGGACAAAATAAAACAATTCGTTAAAGTGCCAAAAGAAACAAGAGAATATGTCGATAAAGTTCTAAAAGTAGCAGAAACCATAGCATCAGTAGCTCCAATTACAGGTGAAATAATTTCTGCAAAAGATACATTTCAGTCTGCACAAGCAGGAGATTATAGCGGTGCTGCAATTAACGCATTAGGCGTTATCCCTTTTCTTGGCGCAGCTAACAGATTGCGTAAAGGAACTAAAATTGTTGATGCTTTATCTGACGCATCAAAAATAGCTGATGCAAATAAGGCGGTAGAACTTGAAAAGTTTATAGCTGAAACAGGATTGAAACCAGAGCTAGCTGAAACAATACTAAAAAGTAGAAATGTTGTTCGTGCAAACGAAATACAGTATTACAGCAATTTGCTTAAATCTTCTAAAGAAACGGAAGCTCTGAGGCAGAAATTACTTGATGATGCTCGTAAACGTGTGGA